GTGAGAGTGCCCGCCTTTTGGCTCCTGGCCATTGGGTGGTCTCTCACGGACCGAACGGTACGCCGAAGGGTCTGGGGTACCGAAAAGGAACTGAGTTCCATTCTGTAGACCTGACAAAGTCTACAGATGGGCTCAGTCACGATTCGGTTCTTATCGTCATCGACGGGCTGCGAAAGAGAGGCCTCATCCGTCCTGCGGATTATCCTCTCGCTCTTCGCAGCCTTGGATTGGAACCAAAGACCACCTGGTTTGACGCAAATTTGCGTAATGGCCAGATGATCTCGAAGAGGGGAAGCCCGATGGGCACACCTCTTAGTTTCGTTGTTCTCTCGTGGATAAACGCATGGGCCAGCCAGGCGTTTAGTTCTAGTCGACACCATGGAGACGACTGTGTAGGTCGTAGTCCGGTTGCGGATTCGCTCCTCGATAGCATTGTCGAGTCGGCGGATCAGCTTGCGGATTACTCCCTCGCAGTTTCCTCCATTGGTGCCGAGTTGAACATATCCAAGTCCTTCACATCGTCTCTTTGGACGATGTGTGAGGTACTTGGTATCCCCAAGAGAACAGCGAAACTCGGAATGGTTGTCTTCGTTGCTCCTCCTTGTCCAGCACCAGGCCTGAAGGCGCCTAGTGTTGCCGAGAACCGGTGTGGTACCCGGTTCCTTAAGCGACAAGAAAGAGTGATGAAGACTCTCTTCCCGTGGGTTATCAAGGACCCCCGCTTTCACCTTCCGGTGGAAGTTGGGGGACTTGGTTACACAGGAAGAGGACTTGCTGTTGGTTCCGGTCTTCGGGCTCGACTTGGGGCTCTCGTTTCGAGAGATCCGGCCGAGTCTTTCAGCGGACTCATCAGCAAGGCGCCATTCCGTGAGGTGGGCCTCTACCCCCGTCCTCTCGTACGAGCTTACCGTCCTAAGGAGTATTGGCTTTCCAAGAGACTCGTTGAGTCTTTTGGTCCGCTGACAGATCCTGACGGTGAAGCCGTACCTCTTCGATCTCTCGTCATCTTTGAGTCTATGCTGGTTGAAAGCCAGCTCAGGCTTCTTCAAGGTGACGATGGACTGAAGAGGAAGAGGGACGGAGGTAGACCAGAACGGACCAAAACGAGAACTCTCTTCCGCTCCTTGAAGGTCCGACCTGCCCGTCCTCTTACGAGGTGGGGTGGTCTCGGTGCAATCAAGAAGTGGGCCCAGAAACTTGCGTCTCTGAGTGTGAGAGTTCCCGAGGACATAGCCTCTGAGATTCGGGAACAAATCC